TGGATGCTCGCGCTGCGCAATGTCACCAAACCCTCCCTGAAAAAACCAAATCTGACCACCTGGGCTAACGATATTCGGATGTTGCGCCAGCTCGATGGCCGCACGCATCGTGAGATCTGCCAGTTATTCAAGTGGGCGGCACAGGATTCCTTCTGGCATAAAAACATCCTGTCGCCCGCCAAGCTGCGCAAGCAGTGGGACACCCTTTCCCTGCACCGTGAAGACCGCAGCCGTAAGCCCGTAAACGAGATTCCAGCCAGTGATACCCACTGGAACAGCCCTGAAGCCTGGGAGGAATTCCTGTGAACTCAGAAATTTTTCGTGCAGTTTCCAGCCGTGACGGAGAAGTCCTGGCGCGTATGGCGGGTGATGGACGTGAACAGGCCAAAGTGATCAGCAGCGATGCTGAGCGTCTGGTCGATGCGCTGTTCCGCCAGCTTAAGCAGGTTTTCCCCGCGTCAACGCAGACCAATCTTCGCAGTGAAACCGAAGAGACGGTCGCCAAGCAGCAGTGGATCGCCACATTTGCCGAAAATGGTATCCGCAGCCGTGAGCAGCTCTCCGCTGGTATGCAGAAAGCGCGCGCCAGCGTGTCGCCGTTCTGGCCGTCACCGGGACAGTTCGTTGCATGGTGTCGGGAAGGCAAAGGGGCGCTGGGAGTGAGCCCGGCGGACGTCATGAGCGAATTCTGGAAGTGGCGAAAGCTGGTATTCCGTTATCCCACCAGCGAGCAATATCCGTGGCCGCAGCCGGTTCTGTATCACATTTGTCTCGAGCTACGCCGCCGTGGTGTCGATCGCCAGATGAACGAGAAGGAACTGCTCAGCGAAGCCGGAAATCTGCTGGCGCACTGGGAAAAGCGCGTTGCTGAAGGTAAGCCTGTCCCGCCCGTTCGCCGTGCACTGGCAGCGCCGAAAGCAGAGCAGGGGCCGACGCCAGCACAAATCCTGATGGCCGAGTTCAAACGCCGCCAGGAACAGGGGAGATCATGACCATGCGCAGTAAAGACCAACTGGCGGTAATCGCATTTCTTGATGCGAACAAAACCGCAACACCGCTTCAGTTGGAGCGAAACCTCGGCTGGAGCAACAAGCACACTCACGCCATCCTGGGCCGCCTTATGCGGATCAGAATTATCAAAAATATCGGCAAGGCCCGCCACCCGGAGTACCGGCTTTTGCAGCGCTGGCAGGAAAAAGTGAAGCCGCCTAAGCCCCCGAAAGCTTCCCCTGATGCGAAGCCAGTAGTGAGGGTTTGCATGGTGAAAACGCAGCAGGAACCGCCGTCAGTAGCAACAGTGTGCCGCCAGAACTGGCAGGGCTATCAGATTCATAAAATTTTTGGGAGTGCACGGTCATGAGTGAAGCTAAAAACAACAAAGAACTGGTTGCGGCGGGGCATGAGTTCGCGCGCCTGATGTCGAGCGACACACCGATCATCGATATGGCGAAGATGGTCACGCAACTGGCCGAACGCCTGGACTGCACCACTGTAGCGCTGCGCGAAAAGACAAAGCAGCGCGACACCCTGGCGGCAGACAACGTGGCCCGCGCCGATATCATCGGGAGACTGGTCTGGCAGTACAGCGCCAGCGGCATCAGGCCTGTTAAGAACTCCCTGAATCCGGCTTCTGCGCTGCTACATGACGCGCTGGAAGTTCTGCGCCATCCGGCCACAGCAGCAGCGGTTAGCGAGCTGAAAGCGCAGGGCGTTCAGTGCGCAGCGGTGCATATTAAACAGAACATTCAGCATCTGCCGGAAAATGATCGCATGGCTTATCACGATGCTATTGAATTGTGCTTTGGTGCTGCTGCACAACTGCGCGCCGGGGAGTTGAAACAATGAAATGGACTCATAACGCACTGGCTCATGATTTGGCTGAACATTTGCGCCAGAACACTGCCCGCATCGTCTGGGAAGACATGCAACTCGGCCCGAGTGGCACGGCGCGCCCGGACGTTTACGCACTGCCGTGCTCATTCAGCAAATTTTGCCCGGTTGTCTACGAGATCAAAGTCAGCGTTTCTGATTTCCGCGCGGATGTGACCGCCGGGAAATTCACAAAGTATTTTGCGTACGCCAGCGCCGTGGTTTTCGCTGTTCCCGAAGGGGTGCTGAAAAAATCCGATATTCCGGAAGGCTGCGGGCTGATGGTTCGCAAAGAGGGCGGCTGGCATACAGTTAAAGGGCCAACTATGCGCCCGATCGACACGCTGCCCCGCGATGCCTGGATAAAACTGGTCATTGACGGTATCCGCCGGGAAACCGAACGTTCCCGGTTATCGATTCGCACCGCGCCGGTGTACGTTAACGAAACCAGACTGGCGCAGCGGCACGGACAGGAAATCGCCAGCCTGGTTTCGCAGGCTTATAACGCAAAAGCCCGACTTGAATTAGCTATCGCGCAGCAGGAGACGCGCAGGGCAGAAGTATCCCAGCAGACTGAACAGGAAGCGCGCTGGCATCGCGAGCAAATCGAGCGGCAGGCTTTAAGCCTGAATTCGGCGCAAAAAGAACTGGCTGAAGTGCTGGGACTGCCTGCTGATGCAACGGTGTATCAGCTGACCAGGGCGATTAACGAGGCAAGTTATCGGCTGGCGCAGGATTCAGAGATTCAGCGTCTGCGTGGGATCTTTAGCAATCTTGAAAAGTTACTCTCTAAGGCTAGTGAAAAATTGCCGGGTGAAAGAGCTAGGGAGAATGTTGCATGAGTGAACATACCATCCTCGACATGTGTTGCGGCAGCCGCATGTTCTGGTTCGATAAAACGGATCCCCGTGCCGTGTTCAGCGATATTCGCGCCGAAGAACATACGCTTTGCGATGGACGCCAGCTGGTGATCAGCCCGGACGTGATCGCCGACTTCCGCGCGCTGCCGTTTGCCAATGCAAAGTTTTCGGTCGTGGTATTTGATCCGCCGCACTTGGAGCGCGTTGAGCCAAATGGCTGGCAGGGTAAGAAATACGGGAAGCTTAATGCCGGGACATGGTGCGATGACCTGCGGGCAGGTTTCGCTGAAGCATTCCGGGTTTTAGGCCTCATGGCGTTTTGATTTTCAAATGGAGTGAGGTGCAGATCCCAGTTAGCCAGATTCTGGCCCTGACCACAGAGAAACCAGCTGTCTGGCAGCGCACGGGTAAAAACGACAAAACCCACTGGATCAGCTTTGTGAAAAGCGGGGAGGGCATGGAGCAGAATGAGCCAGATCCGCTTCTGCAATATGCCACCAGCCGCATCATCGAGCTGGAGCGCCTGCTGAGGTTGGCGCTGTCTGAGCATGAACTGAAAACGCCGGGGACTCCCGGCGTTTAATGATGGACGAAGTGTATTTTACTTTGAGAGCATCACCTGAATGGATATAAAGTTTTTGTTAAAGGCAAGTGAAATAGTGACAGATGCATGATATAAGAAAGCCGACTCTTTAGAGTCGGCTATTTTGCATGTCAGAGCTTGAAACTGCCAACCACGTTTTCAAGTTGGACGGTTTGCTCTTCCATGGACTGCGCGGCCGCCGCCACCTCTTCCACTAGCGCCGCATTCTGCTGCGTTGCGCTGTCTAGTTGGTTGATGGCGATGTTAATCTGGGCAATCCCGCGACTTTGTTCATCGCTGGACGAGCTGATTTCTGATATCAGCACACCCACGCTTTCAACTTTCTCCATCAGGCCGCCCATCGTAGTACCCGCCTGACGAACCAGTCCGGTGCCCTGCTCGATGCTGCTCACCGACTCTTCAATTAATTTTTTGATCTCATGAGCTGATCGGGCACTACGTTGCGCCAGGGAACGAACCTCACCGGCCACCACAGCGAAGCCACGCCCGTGATCACCCGCCCTTGCCGCTTCAACAGCTGCGTTAAGCGCCAGGATATTGGTCTGGAAGGCTATACCGTCAATCACACTGATGATTTCCACCACTTTAGAGGAGGACTCATTGATGTTATTCATGGTGGAGACAACTTTGTTAACCACACTGGCTCCCTGTTTCGCCACTGCCGAAGCCTCTTCTGCCAGCTTGTTCGCCTGCAACGCGTTCTCAGCGTTAAGGCGCACGGTGCTGGTCAGTTCTTCCATGGAAGCTGCCGTTTCCACGATCGAAGCCGATTGATCTTCGGTGCGCGAGGAGAGGTTCAGGTTGCCGCTGGCGATCTGGCGCGAAGCCGATGAGATCGCCATCGAGCTATTCCCTACCTGCTGCATCAGCTCATTAAGGAACGAAATAAACTTATTGAAGTTGTTAATAATGGCGTTAAATTCCGGGCTCTTACTTTGCGCAAGACGCTGTGTTAAATCCGCGCCGCCGCTGGATAGCGCTTCAATATTACGATTGAGCAGTGTCACATTATGGAAAATATTGCGCACAATAATCATCATGATAACGACGATAAGTATTCCGATAATCGCCTGTACGATGGTGAGCTTGGTCATAATAGCGTCAGACATACTCACCAGGTGGCTGCTTGGAATATCAACGGCCATGAACCACGGGCTGCCGCTGATAGGCAGAACGAACAGGGAATGCGCGCCGCCTTCACCGTCATAGCTCCCACGCACTTCCGTTGTTTTACCCTGGCCTAACAGGCTAACTAATGGTGCTGCCGCCGGAATACCAAGATCACGGACGTTTGAAAGCGCGGGTTTATCCTGTACGGAAGAGCCGTTACCGACGATTTTGCCGTCCGCTTCAACAATCAGTACGCTCCCGTTTACTGCTTTGCCCATGTTGACAGCCAGCTGATTAAAGAAGCCCAGCGTCACGTCGATAGTCGCCACGCCCCAGACTTTGCCGTCTTTCGAGATCGCCATAGCACAGTTAGTTCGTGGCTGCGGGCTGGCCGCATCCTGATAGGCTTTTGCCCATGCACACTCGCCTTTCGGTGCATTCATGCCGTCTTTATACCAGGGTTGTTCCCAGTATTTTGCTGATTCCGGCTGATTCCATACGGTGTTGACTTGCAGATTGCCGCCTCCGTCGCGGGCATAGAAAGTACTGAATTTGTCCCGAGCTGGATCGCGCTGACCAGGAAGAGGCCAAATCCCACCGCCGAATACGTTTAAATCACCATACTGGTTAACCAGGCGCGGTAATAACCCATCAATTTGTTCACTTTGCAGATCGACAACAAGCTCCGTGATTGAGCGTTGCTGAGCCTTAACACGGTTCATCTGCTCTTTTATCGCGTTACTTTGTAATTCAACCGTCGCCTGAATATTTTTGGTCTCAGTTTCAATAATCTGCGGGGAGACGAATTGCTTGATAACAATATAGGTAACTATCAATAATATAACGAAAAAACTTATAAGCAGCAGGCCTATTCGGCCTTGGGTATTTTTCCATATCATAATGGCACACTCGTCTGGTTGAATTAGATGTTATAACGACATTTATTTGAAATTCTTTAATTTAAATCGTGCGACGGTTTCATTTAACCCGCATTCCTGAGGGCAAAAGGACGTTTTAGAAAAAACGCAAGGCTGCTCACATTTTTTAAGTGCTAAACCTGGTTTCTAAAAAAGATAATATCGTTGTAATGCGTTATTACGTTCGCCCTTGGCACAAGGCAGACATCAGACAGACGCGCCAAAAGATAAGCCGCACTCGTTGTGGCTTTTCCATTCAAAGGCTTAGAAGGAAAAGTGCACATTATCATTTGGCTTTCTGTGCGCTTAACAAGTTGATCATTCTCACCATTAAGTGTACTGTTTATTTATACAGTGTTTAATGGGTGGTTGAAGCACTTCGGTAAAAATTTTATTTTTCTTCCGGCGAACCTATTAGGAAATTTGCTCAATTTGATATTTTGGTTCAGTGAAGAGAATTTCTCCCCGCCGGGAGAGTGTATTTGTTGAAAGCAAAGAAGGGGGTTTTTGTGAAAGAAGGTCAGGAGCAGTGCGATTGGTACGACATTGTCAGGCGTTCAGACGGCAAGCTTGTCGGATCCATGCCGCTTGAAAGCCGATGCCTCGTCTACACCAGAAATGGGCTCGTGTCCTGCCGTCCACTGCTCGAGGATGAGGGGATCTTCAATCTGTCGTCCGGGACCCGCTTTCTTCGCCGTATTGGCTACCGCCTCGTTAAACCCTCTGATATTATGATATCAACGGACTGAACACCCGTTGACCTGATGCGCCACGGAGAAGACCATGGCGCAGTTACAACTCATCAAGCAATCCTCAGGAATCCTGATCCCCGCCACGCCGGAGACCAGCGATTTTCTGCATTCAAAATGCAAGCTCGGGGCGGTACTCGAAGCAGAGTTCCGCCAGCTGCGTAATCCGGCATTCCATCGCAAATTCTTCGCGTTACTTAATCTCGGTTTCGAATACTGGGAGCCAACCGGCGGGGCTATCTCATCCAACGAACGTAAGCTGGTGACCGGGTATGCAAAATACCTCGCAACGTTCAGCGGCAGCGAACCCGCGTTAATGGATGCCGCTGAGCAGTATCTTGCACGTATCGCTGACCGTCGCGCCGGTAGCATCAGCATTTGCAAATCGTTCGACGCCTACCGTTCCTGGGTGATCGTGGAGGCGGGCCACTACGACGCCATCCAGTTGCCTGACGGCACACTCCGCAAGCACCCCCGCAGTATCGCGTTCGCCAATATGGACGAAACCGAGTTTCAGCAGCTCTATCGCGCAGCGCTCGATGTGCTCTGGCGCTGGATCCTCTTCCGCGCATTCCGCAGCCAGGCGGAGGCAGAGAATGCCGCTGCGCAGCTGATGAGCTTTGGGAGCTGAGTCGATGAAAGAGACCTGGTTCCATCATACCGACTGCACCACGCAA